TTATTCTTTTTTTTCCCATGGTACCCGGAGTGGGACTTGAACCCACACAGCGCGAACGCCGAGGGATTTTAAATCACGCGTGTTATCTATAATTATCAGATACATACGATTATTTTTCGCCATTAATTCCTCAATTTTATATCAGGATAATCAACTGCTTATGATTATCAAAAAGCCACAATGGCGAAAGTTTTTTAGAAAAAATATGCACGTATAAATCTCTAAATTGCCAGGCAACCATCATCTTTCACTCGATTGATAAAGAATGTCACTCTTCCCAAAACTTCAATCTCTTCCAGTGCAGAACCTTCTATCGCTTAACCATCATCGGAGATAAGCGCCCTCCCCATAAGTTTTGCAAACTGTGTATGGCCATCACATAGGATCAGAAGCACGTCACCTTGTCTCTTTTTACTCACTGGTTCGATTACTGCAAAACCTATGTCCGTTTCAAGAATGTGGCTATCATCCCCCACCCGACAGATTACTGTCGGGCATAGACTTCTTTCAACCTAGTCTATCGCCGGTGAAGGAAATGCCATCAGCGAACAATCCCCATGTTTCGCAGTATCCAGTAGTGATTGTCGGTTCCGTCAGTTGTCTTGTCCATGAAATCTGGTTGATATCGCTCTATCCAGGAGTTGGCATCGGCCCGTGTAAAGTGCCAGTTGAACTCCTGCAACTTCTCAATGAAGCTATCTGTGCTCAGGTAACGATAACCCTTCGGATTAAGTTTTATTGCCTCAACAAATGCAGTATGTATATCTTTGTTACGTGGCATGATTAACCCCCTTTTGCTGTATATATATACAGTACAATAAAATGTTATGGTCGATCAAGCGTTCATCTGATGCTAAACTTCCGACCTCTAAGAATTCACTGATTTTTATAATGTTAAAGCTATTCGCCAGGTACACATCAATAGGTGTTATCAACACACTCATTCACTGGGTAGTGTTCGCCATTTGCATATACGCACTTCATACGGGGCAGGCTATCGGTAACTTTGCAGGATTCGTTGTAGCTGTGTCGTTCAGTTTCTTTGCTAATGCAAAATTCACCTTCAAGGCATCAACAACAACTATGCGCTACATGCTATATGTTGGCTTTATGGGAACACTGAGCGCAATTGTTGGCTGGGCTGCTGATAAATCAGGAATGGCACCCATCGTCACGCTAATCGTATTCTCTGCAATCAGTCTGATATGCGGTTTTATCTATTCAAAATTCATTGTCTTTAGGGATGCGAAATGAAAATTTCTTTAGTCGTTCCGGTCTTTAACGAAGAGGCCACGATACCTATTTTTTATAAAACGGTACGCGAGTTTGAAGGCCTAAAAGATCACGAAGTTGAAATAATCTTCATCAACGACGGAAGCAGCGATTCAACAGAAGCAATCATCAATGCACTCGCTGTATCTGATAAATTGGTAGTACCTCTGTCGTTCACCCGTAACTTTGGTAAAGAACCAGCCCTGTTTGCAGGGCTTGATAATGCAACCGGTGAAGCGGTCATTCCAATCGATGTTGATCTGCAAGACCCTATCGATGTCATCCCTCACCTCATTGAAAAGTGGCAGGATGGCGCTGATATGGTTCTGGCTAAGAGAATAGACCGATCTACCGATGGAAGGCTAAAGCGCAAATCGGCTGAGTGGTTCTATAAGCTACACAACAAGATTAGCAACCCAAAAATCGAAGAGAACGTGGGTGATTTTCGCCTGATGTCTCAAGAAGTTGTTGAAAACATTAAATTGCTTCCTGAGCGGAATCTCTTTATGAAGGGCGTTTTGTCATGGGTTGGCGGGAAAACTGATGTTGTTGAGTATGCAAGAGCTGAACGTGTTGCCGGTGACTCAAAATTTAATGGCTGGAAACTATGGAATCTGGCTTTAGAAGGTATCACCAGTTTTTCCACATTACCACTTCGCATTTGGACTTATATTGGATTAGTTGTTGCAGGGTTATCATTCATGTATGGAGCATGGATGATATTAGATACTCTCGCATTCGGTAACGCAGTTCGTGGATACCCGTCGTTACTTGTCTCAATACTATTTCTTGGAGGGGTGCAACTTATCGGAATTGGAGTTCTTGGTGAATATATTGGTAGGATTTACATTGAAACTAAAAAAAGGCCGAGATATTTATTAAAAGGAGGTAATAAAAAGTGAGAGTAAAAATAATAAATTTATTTACAATTATTTTTGTTATAGCTACATATTTAAGTGGTAAATTTTCTTATAATGTTATAACTAACGCTGATTCAATATATGCCTTCTCATTATTTAAATCTATATTAACTGGTAATTCTAATATTTTTGATTGGTACCCATCTCCATCACCTTATGTGTTTCCAGATCTTCTGTTATACTTTTTTTCTTTCATACTTGGTTTTGGTAATGTGTTCTATATACCACTTATATACATCATATTACAATTAGCTTTATTTTATATTTCAATAAAATACATGCTAAATAGACTATTCCCAAGTATAAATTCTTCTGAATTGGCTTCCTTGGCGGTATTATTGGCTACGTTGATGTCATACTATTATGGCACTTACTCTATAATTCTAACCCCACTGTTCCACTTCGGAGTATTAATGTCATGCTTGGTTTCAGTAGGGTTACTGTATGGAGCCAAGGGAAAGAAACCAAATAAATGCATTATATTATGTATCTTAGCTTTTATAAGCTCTTATTCTGATAATATGTATGTAATATGGTTTTCATTGCCAATAACTGGTATAGCAATAACTATATTAATATTTAAAAGAGATGACACATATTTACGATCTTCTATCTTTTGCTTTGTTGCATCGTTATTAGGGATGTATTCAACAAAGTATCTGTTTATTAATTCTAACATGTACGGCTATTCTTTTAACGCATCAGTTATTACAAAAAACTTAAATGATGCTGCAACCATATTTGCAGGGACATGGTATGGTCAATTATTGATAATATCATTGTGTGCATCTGTAATTTATTCAATTAACCGCATAATCAAAAAGAATTATGACAATACTTTAATAATTTCACTTTACTATATATATTCATTTTTATCTGCTTTGTTTATTTTGTCATCTCAGGATTCATTGCCTCAGGCTGATAGATATTACGCGATATCATTCTTTTTAATGATTATTATATCATCATGGGTTGCTCTGTTATTTGTGAAATTCAAATATATAACATGCATATCACCTTTAATTATGATTTCCATTTCTATGTCTCTTGGGTATGTTAGTTTTATAGGTGCAGATCAGCAATGTTTGATACAAAACATTAAGTCAACTAATGTTCGCAATGGGATTTCTGGTTACTGGGATTCGAAAAGACTAATGGCATACGATGATACATTATCAATATCACAAGTTGACCCAAATATGAATGCCTACAGATGGATAACATCTGAGATGCAATATCGCAATAACGCTTATTTTGCAATAATAAATGACACTGACAGTCAGTCTATTAGGTATGATGCATTAATAAATTTAAACGGCAATCCGTCACATGTTGGACAATGTGGTAATTATAAGGTTTTGTTTTATGATAAACCAATAATAATAAACTCTTTAAAAAATATAGGTGATACATCAATTTTTAGTGGTGCGCTCCTTAGCTACGCAAATTACAAAAAGGATGGTAATATAATTTATCCAGGGAATGGTTTTTCTGGCGGAAACTTTAGTTTTGGTCCATTTGCAAAAGCTTACGAAGGAGATTACGAATACGTAGTAACCATTAGAAATAATAAAATGGAAGATGTGAATGGTTATATTGATGTGGCAAATAAAAACGGCAAAAACATTCTTAATTTAAATAAATTCAGCTCAAAAAGTCCTATTATAAATATTAGAGGTAATTTTTCAATAAATGATACTGATGACAATACAAACTTTGAGGTGAGGACGTTTCTTAGTCAAAGGTACGATATTAGCATTGATAATATATATGTAAAAAAAACAAAATAGTAATATTTTTATTACCCCACCTCCATATAAATGTGGGTGGGGTATAGGCTATTATTTAACCTGTAAACGTGTTGACTAATGTTATTTTACCGCCAGGCCTTTTATACATGTAACTGTAATTTGCATTTGCAGGACTGATTATATTGCTACTAGGGTAGTTGAGATTAAGAATAGAAATATCAACTGAAAATTCATCCCCTGCATACACAGCGTAAGCATCTGCTTGCGAAGCATTGAAAGCACATGAGCTACCAATGCAGCACCTTGTTCCAGTACCAGATGAACGTATAGCAGCTTTATTCTCTATACCTGAATCAGAGTTCGTACTCCACCCATCGAATTCAACGGCATCAATGGCTAACCTAGACCCGGAGGATAAAACTATTGGGTTATTATTAATTCCTCTTACGCTGCCAGCAGAAAAGGCCATGCTGGTAGAATCTGTCGCATTTAAGAAATTATATGTACGACTGCTTGCAGAGCTGTACTCGCCTCGCCCAAGAACATCAAAAGATGACATTACAAATCCATCCAATTTATCTGCTCGAATCATCACCACGTTTGTATTGAGAGTCAAGTCAGCATGCACAAAATGGGCATTTGAAACCTGAACACCAGATACTCGACGAATTGAATTACCACGTATGTCAAGAACTGGAATTGCAGTTGAAGATGTATTTGTGCTTTCTCCAATATAGATGTTGCTCATAGCGGTATTGATATGGTTAGTACTTTCGTTCTTTGGCATCAAACGTATTGCGCCAACATCATAACCACCATTTGCCCAGATATTAGTAATTCGGTTTCCTCCAGCAGCAAGCCATAGTGGAACACTTCCTCCATAACAGTTTACGGTATCCATTACAGAATCTGAGTATATACGGATACATCCACCTGTAGCTCTTTTCGTCAGATCTGAACTGGTTGCTTCGGTATAAACGTCACGCATTACAGTCAAACCCTGATCATCGTAGATAACCCATGTATTGAAATTTTTACCTGTCAGTTTTTCATAGTACCAACCAGCTCCAGACTCATGCAATATTGCATGATTGCAACGCCATTCTCCGTCAAATTGAATGTTTTTAAATTTTATAGAATCCTGTCCGTGCTTATTTACACCAGAATTAAATAAGCAGTTTTGATTATCACTTAACGGCTTGATTACTGTTGTTCCGGTGTACGCCTGATTAGCACCTTGCCCTTCAAAAGTGAGCCCTTGCGTATATTCAGGGATATCAAATTGCGACATCCGTAACTCACCTTTAGGAAATATTATTCGCCTAACTCCTGCTGAAATTGCCTTCAGAATTGCAGGGGTCTGATCCTCTGTGTGAACTCCACCACCATAATTTTCAATGTAATCTGAAACAGGTTCTTTTTTCCAGTTTGAATCTGAAGATGGGTTAGATGGTACTATCGCGCCTGGTGCAATTGGTCCTTTGTATGAGTAATATTCATCATTATATTTAAATACCTGAAGAGATGAATCAAGTGGTAAATTATCACCAAAGTTACCAGATGGAACAAATGGATTTGTATCAGCTTGCTGAGTAGAAATCATATTTAGCTGATAATCAACTGTTTTATCTCCAAATCCTACCAGAGTTGACTTCCCTCCACTTAATAAATCGTTTCTTAATGTCGCGTCTCCAACGCTTAACCATGCGCCAGGACCAGTACCACCAGTAGACGCAGGAGTTGAGCCAGCAGGAACAGCTTTAGGAAATTCTCCATCCCAACGGTAATATTCACCATTTCCTTCAGGAATATTCCAGCGAAGTGCTTCATCAGCCCTTGTTAAATTTGCTCCATCCTGAAATGAGTCAATCAATGTCCATCCCATTGACGACAGTTTTTCTTGATAACGTATCTCCATACCATGCCAAGTCAGGCGCGGATTACCAAAACGATCAGGCCATAACTCATTTGATTGATCATTAGACAAGTGATCTAAGTTCTGAGCATTATCGTACAAATCTTTTGCAGCAGCAGACCCCAGCGGATTGCCGGTGTTATAAGTCGTCATATGAGCCTCATAAAATTAAATTCAGACGAAGCGGGTAATGTTGATGTTTGATTAAGCTACATTGCCGGGGTAGGAAGCATTGTCGTATTGATAGAAGGAATCGCGATATTCTTTGGCTGTGACCTGACACGTTCCGTCAGATTGAGGTGCTATCTCTGAAATTAACGCACTATACCCAACTCGGGATGACTCACAGAATATCAGGCGTGGAGGTTCGATGGATGGATCATTTAGTATGATGTTATTGAAATCGTCCTGTTCAGACACCGATACTTCATACTCACTGACCGTAGTGACAGGCAACAAACCCGACGCGGAACCATCCTGGTAGCGAATCAATACTCGTGGGTTGTTGAATGTTAAGTCAAGAGGTTCTGATACGGTAATAGTCGTTACGCCACCACTTGTACTTATGTCCTCAATCAACGTGCTTATTGTTTTGCTACCAGGAATATCATCCGTTAATACTATCCTGTCTCCAACGTTGTAGCAGAGAGCATCCATTTCCGTTGTAGTGGTATGAGTCAGGCGCTGCTGCCTATACTTCATCAATCGACGCATTCCTATCTGGTAAGCACGGTCCTGATCAAGAACGCCATCCAGCGTATAGTCCTCAATTTTTACAGGAGTAGGATTGCCAGGGGTTCTGCACTGTACTGTTTCCTCAGCCCATGTAGTGCCGTTGATATATGTCACATCAACACCATCATAGTCATCTGCTGACGGAGCAACGAAAGCCGTCTGAAGCGGATCAGTCATCTCCTGTGGGCTGATTATTCCCGTCCATGTTTTCACACCTTCCCTTGCTACAGAAGCCAGACCATCGGTAAGAAGGAAGTAGCTTTTTCCTGCATTTGTCACCTTCTGAAGCATCTCCAGCGCAGAAACAGAATCCGTAGTGGCATAATCAAAGAATTCACTGCCAGGGGTCCAGTAAGTAGTTTCTAATGAGTCAATAGCCTCACGGTCCATCGCTAACCCCAACTCATTACCTATATGATACAGAGCCCCAGAAATGCTCCTTGACACACCAGAATCATAAACTCGTGTGGCCACAATGTTTACGCGGCGATCTGATTGCGCTGCCAGTTTACCGCCCGTTTCCACCGTAACCGCCATTGTGGTGACGCCAGAATACGATATCGGCCGAGACAACAAACGCCCTCGCAATGACTGCCAGTACATGTTATCTCGGCTGTTATCCTGCCCCTGCTCGTTCGTGCGGCGAGCTCTTACCTCTACCAGCGCAGGCGCATCCAGCGTAATTCGTTCGGTGAATCCCAGTCCGTTGATATTCTGGAGATTGTACGCCCCTGTTTTGCTTACCGGGATGTTTATCAGCCTTGAACATATCCACGTGCGTGAAGGTTTCAATAAGCGTGAGGACGACGAACGCACCCGCCAGGCAGATGACGACCTGTTTAACTATCTGATGAACGGCGGCACCGTTCCTCCGCTGGAGGTTATAGCACGTGATGAAGGTGGAGTGTGGGTTGTTGAAGGCCACCGCCGTCGCCGTTGCTATGCGCGTTGTGCTGAAGCAGGAAAGCCAGTAGACCGCATTCATATCATGCCGTTTAACGGCAACGATGTTCAGCGTCTGGCTCGCATCATGACCAGTAATAACCAACTCCCCCTTTCTGATATTGAACAGGCTGCTGTTATTCAGGAGCTTCATAACGCTTTCAACCAGACCACCAGCGAGATTGCAAAGCTGGTCAATAAGTCTGTAGCGACCGTTGAAAAGTTGCTCACTCTGAGTACTGCTAATTATGACGTTCAGCAGGAAGTTAAATCTGGTGCCGTATCTGTTGATGTTGCTGTTGACCGCGTTCGCGAGTTTGGAGAACAGGCTGGTGAGGTTCTCCAGCATGATAAAGCAGTAGCCGCCGCCCAGGGAAAAACAAAGGTTACGCGCAGTTCTATCGCGCCTGAACTCAACATTAAAACTGCTCGCCGTTTTGTGGAGTTAATGGCCATGGCGACGATCAGCGATGAAGGCGTGTTCACCTTGCAAGGCACGGCACTGGCTGAAGCGCTTGAAATTATCGACGAACACAAAGCCATTTCAGAAGCTCGCGAAACCTATCGCCTTTCACAGCCAATCCCTACGACAGAGATTATCGGGAAAGTGCTGTATGTGAAGCTGGACGGTAAGGAAATCGGTTCGGCAATAATTTATCGCGGTAAGAACGTCACGCTCGACCTAGGTGACAGAAAAATTATCGCCAGCCAGTCAAAAGCAGTGGCCCACTTCGTTAAACAACACAAACTTCAGCAGGTACATGCCAATGCAAACGATCAATAACCGTATGACAGAAACTCAAATTGCTGATCTCTTCAGTCTGGCGGTTCAGTTGCAGGTTAAAGCTGAAGAATCAGATGATCGTGATACTGCCATTTTGGCCTACTCAATTCAGAACGCATGCTCAAATTTAACGGAATCCCAGCGCGAGTTCCGGGCAGCAGACGCGACTATTCATAATCTTGAACTGAAACTCACAGACATGGCAGTACAGCTCGCTAACGCCGAGAGCAAGTGCAGGGAGCTGGCTGGGTTAGTTGCTGAAAACGCTGATTTAAAATCGCTTATTGAACAGCATGCAGGCTCTATCGCTGTATGTCCTAACTGCTCACACGAAGAGCCAAGCGAAACTGACGATATCGTTGCGTTATATCGCTCACTGAAAACCCCAGCCACCGACGCTTTCTTGGCTGAGGCACGGGCGCAGGGTGTGGAAATGCTTCTCGCTTCTCTACCAGCTTACTACACGGCCAGAGCAGATATCGCAGAATTCGCCGCCCAACTTCGCAAAGGAGCCGCGCTATGAGCAACCGATTCTACATGCTGTGCACACGCGAAACCGTTGGAAGCAACGCGTCATTCCACTGCCACAATGGCAACGGATATAGCTCAAATATCGACCGCGCTCACGTGTATACCCTCGAAGAGGCACAACGCAGCTGGGAGCTAGGCAGGGAGATTGACCAACCTGTATGCGCAGATAGCGTTGATGCCATGGCCGTGTGGCACGTGGATTGCCAGTACATTCCAACCGAAAGCGTTACCGAGGCTGGATGTGATTCATACGTTGCTTATAAGAAAGGTAGTTGGAACGGAAACGATGTGTACTGGCTGCAGAGTGGTGGTCTGCCAACTAATGACTTCTCAAAGGCGTTTGTTTTTGTCTCTGCTAACACCGAAGAACCAGGCGTTGTCTGGTTGCCGTTTTCAATGGCCGACAGTGTGAAGCGCCGAACATTCAGCATCCATGACTTCAATCGTCACATTATGGTTCAGGGTGCAGGGCTGGTTATGCCTGACTGGTTGAAAAAACAAAACCGCAGGAAAAAGGCACGAAGTGGAAAGGTCCGCTGGAATTGCCCGCACTGCGGGAAAATCAGTTGGCAGTACAACCCATATGATTTTGATGGTTGCCGCGACTACTCATGCGAAGGATGGAGACCCCAATGACAACTAACAACCACCCGGCGAACGGTCCTGTATCACTCGATCGCCTGCACCAGATAAGCGAAATACTCAGCAAAGCAGCAGCACAAAGCGATGGCGGTAGTCTCGGCTACGCAATGGCTGATGCTGTGAAAGTGATTGATGGGGCTATTGCAGCGTTTGGCGCTGAGCCTGTGGCGTGGACGGAAAAATGCGAAATCACCAACATGCAGGCTACCGGTCTATATCTTCGCGGTTTCCCTGATAACTCGCAGGGGCGTGATATCGCGCTTTACACCGCCCCGCCAGCGCCAGAGCGCGACCAGATTCGCCGTGAGCATGCCGAATGGTCACAGGCGACGTTCGGTAATGTTGGTCCCATTGGTCCACTAAAACACTTATCCAAAGAAGCGCTTGAGGCCGCAGCCGACCCGTCTGATCCGCTTGAATGGGCTGACATGCAATTCCTGTTATGGGATGCGCAACGTCGTGCCGGTATCAGTGACGAGCAGATTACCCAGGCGATGGTGGAAAAGTTGGCGGTTAACAAACAGCGCGAATGGCCTGAGCCGAAAGACGGTGAGCCAAGGCTACATATCAAGGAATCCGACAACTCGTTTGTGGCTCCGGAGGGGACAGCCTGCAAATACTGCGGCGGTACAGGTTATTTCCGTTGGAAAAAATCCGCAAATACCTTCCCGTGTCCATGTATGGGATGCGATTTGCCAGCAGCACCTCTGCAGGAGGTGAAGTGATGCCGCCAGTTAAAGTGGTTGTTATTACCGTGGTGATGCTAGCGATCTGCCAGTTAGTTTCTATGACGGGATATGACATATGGTGAGCAAGCTAAAACAGCGTCGCATACGCCGACTGAAAGCCGATGTAGCATGGTGGAAATCTGAAGCTGAGTACTGTAAGGCGCGAGTGTTCGAACAGGCAAACGAAATTGCTGAACTAAGAAGCATGGTGATTCGTGTACCAATGCCGGTAATGGTGCCAGTAGAGATACTTCATCAGCTAAATGGGAAGGGATCGAAAGAATATCCATTATGTCGCAATTGCAACGATGGAACCCGTCACGGGTGTTCATCGTGTGCTTACAGAATGAAGTAACCGGGTGCAGCCGGTTTAAGTGGAGAACTATCTATGAGCGGACAAATCCAACGTTTTCTTACTCCAGATGACCTCTATCAATTAACTGGTTATCGTCGCCCTTCCCTACAGTGTAAAGCTCTGAGGGATAGTGGGGTATTTTTTATCCCACGCAAGGACGGAAGGCCAGGAACAACATGGGAGCATGTATCAAACCCTGTTGGGCTTAAGTTAATAGTGAGCAATCCAGAGGAAGAAGAACCAAACTTTAAGGATATGTAATGTCTAGAGCTCGCAAAAACCCTGAGGATAACTGGATGCCTCCTCGCGTTCGACGGGGAAAATCTGCTTATGAGTTTCGTACAACAGATGGTCGTACCGTCAGGTTGTGCAATCCTGATCTAACAAAATCGCAGGTATGGGCAGCTTACGAAAACTTCATAAACGATTTAAAGGTTGGTACTAACTTCAACGCACTTTGTGAAGAGTTCTTTAATTCCGGCGATTTCCACGAGTTAGCAACTGAAACACGTAAAGACTACAGAAAATACGGTTCAAAGGTAAATGTTGTCTTCGGGAAAATGAAGCCGGATAACATCAAGCCCGAGCACATCAGAAAATATATGGATAAACGAGGTGTTAAGAGCAGAGTTCAGGCAAACCGCGAGAAAGCATTTATGTCCAGGGTGTTTCGGTGGGCATACGAACGAGGAAAGGTGAAGATGAATCCTTGCCAGGGCGTTAAGCAATTTAAAGAGCAGGCCCGTACCCGTTATATTAGCGACAGGGAATATGATGCACTTTATAGCGTTGCTTCAATTCCCGTAAAAGTTGCAATGGAGTTGGCATATCTATGTTGCGCCCGCCAGGGAGACATTCTTGACCTCAAAAAGAGTCAATTATTGAGCGAAGGAATTTTAATTCAGCAGAGTAAAACCGCAGTTAGCCAGATTAAGGCCTGGACAAAACGTCTGGAGGATGCCGTTAATCTTGCTGACAGCATTCCTCTCAACAGCGGGATGGTTAGTATTTTTGTCATCCACCAGCCATCAGGTCTGCGATACACACGCGATGCTTTTAATGCACAGTGGATGAAGACAAAAAAATTGCTGCTGAGAAATATCCAGACCTAG